ATGGGTTGATGGTGACAATGTTCGATTTAGGTACAATACACCTGAGAAGATTGGCGGTTGGTTACAACTAGGTGAGAATGATATGACAGGTGCAGCAAGAGCCATGCATCATGTTGTTAATAAATCAGGAAACAAATTTTCAATCATTGGTACAAACAGAATTTTATACGCTTATACAGGTGGTGTGTTTTATGACATACACCCGATTCGAGAGACAACAACTTTAACCAATGCTTTTTCTACAACAAATGGATCTGCTACTGTTACTATAGCATTTAGTGGTGATCATGGTCTTGTAGCGGGAGACATTATTCTTTTAGATAACTTTACAACAATTACAAATTCAAATTACACAGCATCAGATTTTGACGATAAAAAATTTATGGTCACATCTGTAACTAACTCAACAACGATTACTATTACTATGCCTTCAAATGAAACAGGATCAGGCGCTTCATCATCTGGCGGTATTAGAGTTCAAGCTTATTATAGCGTTGGACCGGCAGAACAAGCACCAGGGTTTGGTTTTGGTTTAGGACAATGGAGTGGAACAGTTTCAGGAGAAGCTGTTACAAGTTTAAGTGGTGGTATTAATGCTGTAACAACTACTGTTGTATTATCAGATGCATCTTTATTTCCATCATCAGGTACAAACTTTGTTCAAATTGGGTCAGAAGAAATATCATACACAGGTATTACAGGTAATACATTAACAGGAGTTACAAGAGGTGTAAGAAATACAACAGCAGCAACTCACTCGAATGGAGCAACGGTTACAGACTCATCTGACTATGTAGCATGGGGCGAAGCAGCATCAGGTGACTTAGTTATTAATCCAGGTATGTGGTCTATTGATAATTTTGGTGATAATATAATAGCTTTAATACATAACGCACAAGTTTTTGAATGGAATTCAAACGCAGCTAATGCTGTAGCAACAAGAGCAACTATTATTTCAGGTGCACCAACAGCGTCACGTGATATGTTAGTATCTACACCGGACAGACACTTAGTATTCTTTGGAACAGAAACAACGATTGGTGATCAATCAACACAAGATGATATGTTTATTAGATTCTCTGATCAAGAAAACATTAATGATTATACACCAACAGCAGTCAATACCGCTGGTACACAGAGACTGGCCGACGGATCACGGATCGTAGGAGGAGTAAGAGGTAGAGATGCGATCTATGTTTGGACAGATACATCTTTATTTACAATGCGTTTTGTTGGTTCACCTTTTACATTTGCTTTTGCACAAGTAGGTACAAACTGTGGATTGATAGGACAGAACGCTGCATTAGAAGTAGATGGCGCTGCGTATTGGTTATCGGATAATGGTTTCTTTAAATACTCTGGTAATCTTGAGACCATGACATGTTTAGTAGAAGATTACGTATTTGATGATATTAATACAACGGCATCACAATTAATTAATGTTGGTTTAAATAATTTGTTTGGTGAGATTTCTTGGTTCTATCCAACAAATTCTTCTGAAGTAGTTAATAGATCAGTCACTTATAATTATATGGAGTCCTCTCCACAAAGACCAATATGGACAACAGGATCTTTAGCTAGAACAACTTGGGTTGATTCATCTGTATTTGGTTTACCTCATGCAACATCTTTTAATGCATCAGGAACATCTTATGATGTTGTTGGAAACACTGAAGGAGCAACGACATACTATCAACACGAAACAGGGACTGATCAAGTTAAGTCTGCAGCAACAACTACTGTAGCCGCTAATATAGAATCTGGTGATTTTGATATTACAAGAGGACCACAAGGTGGAGCTACTCTTCAAGGAGACGGTGAATTTATTATGAAGATAAGAAGATTTATACCTGACTTTTTATCTCAAACAGGTAATACACAAGTAACTTTAAATTTAAGAGATTATTCAAATAGTTCTCAAGCAAGTTCACCACTTGGACCCTTTACAATTACTTCATCTACGACTAAAGTAGATACAAGAGCAAGAGGTAGATCGGTAGCTTTAAAAGTTGCAAATACAGGTTCATCTCAAGATTGGAAGCTAGGAAGTTTTAGATTAGATATACAACCAGACGGTAGAAGATAATGGCAAAAATAACTTTAGTATTTACCAGACCTAGTAAAGAATATAGTCAGCCAGTGGCGGATGCTTTAATTAGAGATCTTGATGGATTAGTACAAAAATTAAATTCTACATTTCAACAAGATTTAAGAGAAGAACAACAAAGATTAACATGGTTTAGTACAGGAGGAAGTAGTGGCTAATAGATATAAGAACGCACAATTTGATTTAAATTCAACTAATAAAACAGACATCTACACTTGTCCTTCTAACTCAAGAGCTATTGTACAAAATATACATACCGCTAATGTTGGATCTGGTAATATAGAGATAAAAGCTTTTATATATGATAACTCTGCAACAACTAGTTTTCAGTTTGCAGAACACACTGTAAATAGTGGTAACTCAAAATCGATAGCAGATGGTACTATTATATTAGAAGAAAGTGACAAGTTACAACTACAAGCAGCTACAGCTGACATATTTGAAGGAACAGTTGCAATATTAGAATTTGACAGAACATAGGAGAAAAATGAAAACGTTACACCCGGAAAAGATTATAGAAACCATATCGAACCTTAAAACTGGTGAGGTATATAAAAATGATGAAGAATGGAAGGAAAAAGGCGTAAAAGAAGAGGACATTAGAAGAGATGTTAAAGTTATTATGCCAAGCCTTGATTTGTTTGGAGAAACCAAGTAAAGTAATAATTCAGGTTTTATTCCTGCCTTATTTACAACTTATTTAAAACTATGAGCATAACTAGATCACAAATAGCACGACAATTATATAGAGCTGGCGGACGTACCGATGCAGGAGCTAATAGATCAACAGCTTCTCATTCAAGCAGAGGTTCAATAGATGAATCCGGTAGAAGTGTAAGTAGTAGTGGCGGTGGAGATACTACAGTTAATAGACCTCCTCCACAGATAACTCAAGCATCTGATTTTTTACCAAGTAGAACTAAAACCAATCTTGCAAGAGGAGCAAATTTTCTTTTTAATCCAGATCAACTTAGTAAATTTGCTATAGACAGACAAATAGCAGAACAATATGAAAAAGATAAACAAATAGCTTCTGATGTTACAGGTTTATTAACTAGCGGTTATGGTCAAGGAGGAATTGGTAGTCAATATTTTGGACCTGCTAATACTCCAATGAGAGATTCTTATGCTAAAGCTACAGGGTTAGAAGGACCTAAAGGACCACCAAGAGATGGAGGTGGCGACAATAATATTCCAGTGCTTCCAATTTTAAAAAAACCTATAAATGTACCCTCTGATATTGAAGGCACAAAAAGTGATTTTGATTTATATGCAGCACTAGAAGGAAGAGAAGCTATGAAATTTGGAGCGAACCCTTTTAATATGACAGGAGCTATGCAAAGATTTTCTGAAGGTGGAGAAGTAACAGTAGATGATGCTGAAAAGATGGCGCTTCCAGGAGAGTCACTAGCCTACATTAATGAAGATGAAGCAGCATTATTAAAAGCATTTGGAGGTGCTGGAGAACCTATTAATCAAACAGGAATACCATCATACTTTTTTAAAAAAGTTTTTAGAAAAGCTAAAAAAGCTGTTAAAAAAGTTACTAAAAGTAAATTAGGTAAAGCGGCATTATTAGCGGCAGGTGCTTATTTTGCTCCCCTTGCTTTTAAAGGGACAACGGGTTTTGGAGCTGGTAGCACATACGGTAAATTTTTTAGTGGTCTTGGTGGTGCTGGTAAAGCAAAAGGTTTAAATTTTTTTAATAAAATAAAAAGTGGTGATGGTTTTCTAGGTGGCATAGGCAACATGTTTAGAAAAGGCGGTGTAAAAGATGGAGCTTTAAGTTACGGTAGACTTGGTCTTGGTGCTTTAGGTTTAAGCGGACTTGCAGCACTTGGCATGGGAGGTGACGAAGAAGAGGAAGAAACATTAGATGATGTAATTGCAAAACGTTATAAAAGCGATTTAGATATTCCTGGAATTAGAAAAGCTGCTTTAGGTTATAGTAAGCCTAATGAATTATATTTTACATTACCTCAAGCTTATAGATTAGGTGCAGCTGATGGTGGTTTAACAACAATTGAAAGAGCCAAAAAACTTTTTGAAGAAAGACAACGAGATCTTCCTGAACCAGAAGCTCCGACAATTAAACTTCCATCTAAAGAAGAAAAAGCTATGCAGAAACAAGCCAACGAAGCT